TCATTGCATCTAAGCAGTGATTCCATTTATCTATTGGCGTCTCGCTCTTCTTTTCAAGCCAACAATAGTTGTTTAATTCCTTTATCAAATTTACGGAATTTTCTTCAATAATCAAGTCATAATCTTGAATTAAACTTATCCCATATTTAACTGAATCTGCACCTTTTATTGTCGCTACTATATTTAAACCTCTTGCTTTAAGTTCTGCTATCAATCTAGGCTCTGAATTGTCCCCTACTATTAGATCTCTACCCGCAAATTGTTGGTTTAATTGTGCAAGTTCACTTGTTGTTAAACCTTGCTTATGTATGTGTTCTTTAATATATATCTTTTTGTTTGTCCTATCAATTGACGTTTCAATTAATGTCGATGGATCGTTACTGAATCCATAATCTTGCCCGAACACCGAACCATTATCTTTGTTGAATTCTCCTATCTTCCAATTGGTAAAGATAACACCCTCTGCTTTTTCCAACCATCCACCTAATATAGTGTGTTTATACTTATCAGGTCTACGTTCTTTTATCGTTTGTATTTGATTTAAGAATGATTCAGATAAGTTGTTATAATTATCTAGGTATGTCGTATGAATGTATGTAGTATCTCCCTTAATTATATTACTACCGGCTTCAACTCCTTTTGCTTCAAAGAACTTTTGGTAAATAAAATGTTCCTTAGTTGCTGGATTAAGTATAAGTATTACCCTGTTTTGTTTGTCTTTAGAACGTATCGAATAATCTATCTTATCAAATGTATCTTCATCAGTTAGCTCTTCTGCTTCATCTAATATCCATGTCGTAACTCCAGCCAAAGATTTAAGGTTTGCCGTTTGAGTTCCTGAGCTTGTCTTTATACCTTTAAATAATATCTTACTCCCTGTCCTTAGGTTTATAATCTCGTCCTTTGTTATATGAAAATCGGAGTGCTTATCTAGTACATCAATCTTATCAATAAACTCAGGAATAATAGAAACGTGAGCAGAAGTAAGTGTATATCTTGTAAATAGAATGGTATGCCCACTTTCATATGTAAGTAATAGAAGTAACAAGTTAATGCTGTAAGACTTACCACTACCCCTCCCACCAGTAATAATAAAATATCTGCTATCACTTCCAAATGATTTATATTTAGGATTCAGTATTACCAAAGTTAATCAAATCTTTTAGTGTTGTTGTATTAATTGTAACATCTGACTCAACTCTTTCTTTAGGTTTACCACAACCATACTCAATTAGTATCTTAGCACTAGCAATCCTATCAACAGGACGTTTTGTCTCGTCAATCATTATTTCTGCAATCACTCTGAAAGCATCTTCTACATGTGGAGCAGCTAGGTTAAATCCTTTAATCTCTGTTGCTAAAGATTTACGACCAGCTCCCTCTCTTTTACCTCCTGTACCCGCCATTGATTTCTATTGATTAGTCAATTCAGGCAAACTACAAAAAAGAATCTACCTGAATATATTACTTGTATTATATCGTTATTAATATGCGTCATATATTCGTTTCAAATCATTATACTGATCTCTCAAACAAGAAGCACATGCTGTATATTGCAAGTTCCCTGTTTGGAATACTCTGTTATGAGTTCTTTGCATCAACATAGAATCTACTAAGGATGTTTCTGCTTTCTTTAACCCTCCTTCGTTAAGCCAAAGATACTCATCTTCATTTAGGCAAAGTGGTTTTTTTCTATAGGACCAAAGTTCGTTTAGTTTTGCTTTACGTTCATCACATCCACAATCTTCACCTAATATAAACTTTGCTACCTTATCTATTCCTGTTGCTTGGAGTACGTTCTCAATTGTATCTCCTAGTCCTGTTGCTTTTCTTTTAGCCATTCGTAATCTTCGTTTAAGTAATCTTGATAGTCTTCACTAAGTAAACTCCTTAAGTGCTTTTTTGTTCTATTGGTCGTGTAGAATATACAAGATAGACTGATTCCTGTCTCTTTAGATAGTTCTCGCATTGACTTGCCACTTGTCACGTATAGTTCGAATAGCATCTTGTCAAACCAATCTACATTATTAAGTTCGTCTCTAACGCGTTTATTTAGTTCTCCGTAAGCAATTATGCTTTCGGTCTCGCAAACGGCCTCAGAAACGGTCTTATCTAGTTCAAACGTGGTTGGCTCTTTCTTTAGGAAGTCAAAGTAAATATTTCTCAAAGTAATCCATACAAACGATGTCGAAATCTTTTGATCTGGTTTGATGTATTTATCTAATCGAAGATACATTTCCTGTACTATGTCTTCTGCCTCCGTTTTACAGCCAAAAGAGCGGACAATATTAGTCCACTCTCTATGTTTCTTTGCTATCTCTGCTATTTGAGGATTCATTATGCTTTGTTTATTTTCCAAGCAGAAATGTTATTGAACTTTCTTCCATCTGCTGTAGTGAATACTCTTGAATTGAACTCTACATTAACGATGTCATCTAGTAAATTAAACTTAAAGAAGTTTTCTACCTTTGTGTCTCCGTATATATCAAACAGCAATGTGTTTGGGTATTCACCTTGTAATTCGGTAACTTCGAATGTCACTCTGTTTTCTTTTCCTGAATTCTGAACTTCACCAATCCAAGTAATCTTTCCGTTGTATATCATATTTAATTTTTTAATTGCTTAAAGATAGTAATTTATTTTGATACGCAACATGTGCATCATATTCTTTTTCAAAATATCCTAAACAAATATCTTTTCCGTTTATCATTATTCTTGACCTCCAATTACCTGTGCGTTTATTCCAGCTCACACCTTTATATTTACTTGAATATTTACCTTGAGTTTTATAAGAGTTAAATCTATTTGTAACTATTTGTAGATTATCTAATTTATTATTTGTTTTATTAGAGTCGATATGATCTACAACCAAATCATGACCGCATGGAGTATGATTTAAGAAAGTCATTGCTATCAATTGATGAACTCTTTGTGGCTTTCTTTTTTTATTTTTAGTTAAAGAAACTTGAAGGTATCCTTTATTTTCATGCGACTTTAATATAACTTCATTTGCATATATTATACTCTTTACATTTCCTAAATTACTAACTTGATACAACCCTTCGTATCCAACTATATCTTTAAATATTTCCATGTTTAAATATAAGCATTATTTATTTAACTGCGATGCAATTTCTTTTAATTTTTCAATATAAAGTGTTGCGTCCATTAATTCTTCCTGTAGATGCTGCAGAAAGTCATCCGTATTGTTTGCATCTAGTGTTGTTCCATACTTTGCTATACCTATTTCTGACCTTGTTTTGTATGCTTCGATAACCTTTGCTACAATAGCATCTTTTGGCGTGAAGTAGTCTTTGCTAAGTTGAAATAAATCGTCTCGCATTACAGCATTCTCATGATTTAATTGTCTTATCTTTTCAAACAATTGACTTGTTAACAGCTGCTCCATCATCAATGAGTGCTTTAACTCTTCTTTCTTTGTCATATTTTCTTTATTTTAATATTTATTACTCCTTTATCTAATTCAGCTATTTTACTAAACGCTTTCTTTGATAGGTCTAATGTTACTTTACGGAATGATCCTGTATCTGTAACTTTAACTATCACACTCTTTCCGTTATCTACGTTGGTTACTTTTAACTTCGTTCCTAGCTTATGCGTATTACTAGCGCAAGTCAACTTATTCATATCATAGATTGCTCCTGAACGCATAACTTTACCATTGAATGTATCACTATAGTAAGTAGCCTTAAAACTTGTTAGAACGCACCAAACACACATTGCAATTATTATTTTCATTAGTCTAATATTTTAATTCGTTTCATTTGACTATAACCAACATCACCTCTTGTTATGTATTGAAATTCGTATTTCGGCTTATAATTAACAAATTCTCTTACAATCCAATCATGATTGTTTGAATCTCTAACCAAACACAACTCACCAACTTCAGGAAGTTTAATAGGTCTTTCTTGACTGAATCCTTGTAACGTGTATTCTGTGAATGATAGTGTTTTAAGGTCTTTTTTTGCATAACTAACAGTATATTCACTAAACCTAACTATAATTGGACATCTTGAATCAAATATAAATCCCCACCCATATTTGAAGTCAAAAACTTTATCTTCTAATTTAAAAATCTCTTTTTTCATAATCCTTTTATTTTATCAATTTGTTTGTGAACGTTTTTACAAATGTAAATATAATTGTCACTTTGTTTTACATTCATTACACTTGTTAGCTCTTCCACGTTCGCTTCGATTAACTTCATTTGTTCTTTATTCCTTTCAACAAAAATATTGTCTTCGGGAAGTTGCTCTAGTATCTCTAACATAATTTGCTGTAAAATTAATACTTGAGTTGCTGATTTAATTATATTCATTTTGTTATTTTTATAAAATTTTCTTTAAAAGATTCAAGGCTTAAAACTATGTCAAGTCCTTTTTGTGGTCGTACACGAATAAAACCGTTACCCATTAATAATAGGGTAACGATTGAATTATCTCTTTTATCCAAGTAATAATTTGATTTTTGCATCATAATCTTTTAAAAATATTTTACAGTTATTTACTTTGTTTTGCATTTGCTCAATCATAGATGGATCATATTCCAAGTCAAAACTGTAAAAGCGTTCGTTGATTGGCATGTGACTATAGAATATATCGTTACCATAGTTAGCTTCTGCAGGTGTATCTAGTAATACATAGACTAACTTTGCTTTCTTTACACCTGTTAAGTGCATATACACTTGTAATTGTGCTTCGTAGTCTTTATTGATTGGTGAAGTAATAGCATCTAAGAAAGTAACGTAATCCCATGAGCATTTAGTATCTATTACAAATTCATCTGTGATAACATCTGGTGTACCTTGGAAGTGTTCATCGTTGAAATGTACTATATTCTTTTCAAGTATACCTAATCCAAATCTCTCTGCACAAATATCAATAGCTTCATCTTCGCACATATTACCTTTACGGAAGTATTTAGAATCTATTTCATCACGTACTCCTGACTTTTGTTCTGCGTACCATTTTTTTAGGTAAGTAATCATTGACGCACCTAACTTTAAATCGTCTTTGCCGTTTGTTAAAAGCAATCCGCCTTGTGATGCTCTATGCCTGTATATCTTATTTTCCATCATTTAATAATTTAGCTACCGCTTCAGATACGTTATACTTCGTTTTAACTTGCTCAATAGTGTAATTACCACCTTGTAATGCTTTCTTAACTGCATCAAAGTTTGGTGTGTTAGGTTGTAATTCAGGAAGTAATTTAAATCCTTTAACTCTTATACCGCCAACTACTTTACCCATCATTCTAATTGTCTCATCAAATTGTAACTCTACTTTAGTTCCAATCCAGTTACCTATATTACGTGAATCCAAAAGTGATAATCCTTTCTCTAGTACCAAGTTGTTAGCTATCATTTTACGATTAGAACTATTACAAACCATGTCCATTACATCCTCTTCAAACTCCAGGAAGTAACCATCCGTTTTGTTACCACTTACATCTACACCTTTTGAGTAATATGCATCTTTGATTGTAAGTATGCAATTACCTTTCTCTGCTGTAATTATTGCAACATCTACTCCAGCAAGATGGGTGTGTTTACGATATTTCATTGCGTCTATATTATGCTCTTTCATTGTCTTTGTTTTTAAGTATTATTTCTATTAAATCTGGTTCGCTGAATTCCCACATTAAGTATTGCAATAAATCCATTGCTAGTGATACTTGTTGTGGTTTGGTGTTTACTTCTTCACCTAAGATGTAACCTAGTCTTTTAATTATTTTTAGGTTAATTTCATGCTTATCCGTTAAATCTGCTACTATTTTCATAATTTAACTAGTTTTAAAACGTTTAATTTTTCTTGTATCATTGTAGTTAAGCTAGGGTATTTATCTAATGCATTCGTGTACATTAACTCTAATGACTTTATAGTCTCTACTAACTCATCGTACTTCTTAGCTTTTGCTTCAATGCTTTCTTTTACTAATTCACATTCTCCTGTTGCATAATTAGTCTTAAACTTTGCTTTTAAATAGGGGCTTGGGTAACTCATAATTCAAATATTAAATTGTTTATATATGCAAATATAACACGTTTATTATAATATTATATCATTTCTATAATATATTTTCAATTATTTTCATTATTGCATCATAACTTTCTATTTCTGAATCAATTATATTACCATAAGTTATACCTTTAGATTTTTGTAAACAGATTGCAGATGTCTTTTGTTGGTTTAATTCGTCAATTCTAAACTTTTGTAATGGCTTTAAAGTATCCTTTATTTCCTTTGATTCTATAAATATTGATACTCCATTCTTAATGCATATTAAATCGGTAATACCATTCTTATTTGTTTTGATTAGATTGATAACATACCATCCATTTTTCTCAAATGTGGTTTTAATTTTCGTTTGGAATGCACTTGCCATTATTTAAAATCTTTAGTGAAATATGATAATGTATAATTCTTTTTATTCATTACTGCCTTGTAAATTTTATCCTCAATACCACCTTTTGCAAAGAACCAGTAAATGTTATTTTCTAGTCTGTCAATAGTTGTTAATCTCTCCCGACTTTGCCAATATGATACAGCACTAAAGTCAATATTCATGTATATAAGCGAACTAGCACGACTAAGATTTACACCCTCACGACCTGATACAATTTGATAAGCTATTGATTTATCCGTTGTATTGAACTCGGATAGCTCTGTTGTTAGTGTATCCCCAAATATGAATTGTAAAGCGTCTAATTCAGCTTTAAATTTATAAAATATCGCAATTTGTCTACTCTTAAATATTGTATAAATACGTATTGCTTTTGAATAATCTAGTACAGCTGTATTTGATGACTCAAATTTGATAGTTCCTGAATACAATTGATGCATTTTAGACATTAATTTTACTGGCGTGTCACAAAGTATCACTTCATTTTTACCCTCAACTACCAAGTCTTTCTTTAATCTATTAATTAACTTATATGTTGATTCTTTCATATCAACGTAAATAATATGTTCGTTTACTTTAGAAGTAAAACCGCTTTCTTGTTGGGTAAATTTAATCATATAAGGTGCTATTACTGGTTCAATTAATTCTTTCTTTGCGTCTGAATAGTCTTTTACTATTGCATAACCTAATTGTTTTTGCTTGACATTTACAAATACCATAGCCCATTTAAAGAAATTAGGATACTGATTAAATGGAGTGTATTTACTTACAAAGAATTGATGGTATAGTTGTGAATACGATTCAGGCGATGGAGTCCCACTTAAGAATATAAGCGGTAAATGTGAATATCGTTGTTTAAATTCTTTAGTTCCTTTACTTGGTTTACTATAAGAACCATACTTGTGATGCTCGTCACTTATAACAACGTCAAAAATTCCTGTAACCTTATGGATTGATTCAGTATTTATAACTTGTAAATCAAAAGAAAATGACATACTAGCGTAATCTGATTCAACTGAACTAATTGCTTTCTTCTTGGTAACAAATAGGACTGATTTAGCATTATACAATTCACAAGTATTTAAAGCTATCAAAGTTTTTCCGCAGCGTGGTTCAATCGCTAAGTACACTATCTTCTTATCTCGTAATATCTCAACGGCTTTTTTAGATAGGTCAAGTTGATACGAACGTAATTCTTTTTTCATAATTCCTTATCGTTTAATGCAAAATATAAGTTTTGAAGTTGATGAACGTATTTAATATTGTCGTATGTCCAATCGTAAACTTCACATTTTAATTCCTCTGAATCATTAAAATAGAAACTAATTGTACCATGTTCTTTTTCGGTGTAGTAAATTTTACCTTTTATATATCCAAACTTTAACAACCACTCTTCTGTTAGTGGGATAGGTTTATATATTAAAACACCATCTTCTATTAATTTTAATCTCCAATAAGTAACAAAAACAAAATCTTCATCTTGCATTATAGAGTTTCCAATTCTTAATTCACTTGCTTTCATACTTCTTAATTAAATAGTTTATATGTCTTTTAATGTGTTTTAAGTCTTTTAGCACATAGTTTAGTTTACCAATTGATTCCAACCTTTCAGGGTATTTATCTATAATTTCTTGCATTGAATTGCTTACTTTCTCAATTTCTGCATCTATTAGTATATTACTTAGTTTTCCATCCATTCTTTTGCTTCTATTTTAGTGTCGTACATAATTATATCTGCTCTAATTAAAGATAGTGCTATGATTGAATTTTCTAAACTAGATATTAAATCTATTCTAGCAGCATGATTTTCTTGTAACCAATCAACAGAATCTTTATACTTATCCATTATGCTTTCGATTTTTTTAATTGCTATTATACTATCTATCGTCATAATCCTTGCAGTTCGTTTGAATCCCAAATATCTTCTATTGGCTCGTTATTATAGCTTTTAGTAGCTTCAAACATAATCTTTGTAATACCTCCTGATGTTGTTGTATGGTATTTAATCCCGTAATGTTTAGCATACGACTTTAAACCAATAGTTAAGCTATTTTGTTTGTACCATTTCTTTAACTCAGGGTACGAATTTAAGAAGTTATCGTAAATGGTCTTTACGTTTACCCACTCATTATTAGGAATAGATGGAATAAACGTATGTAGCTCACTACTTATTTTGTCAATTAATTTTCTAATCTCTAAATTCTTTGTATTACTACGGACCAATCCATTGTTCAAATATTTACGTAAACACTCCATCATGTAGTTATCAAACCTAGCCCATTCCTGTTTGTCCCAATCGTTAAATAATTTATTACCAAAAAACATTTCCGGCGTATAATCCGCATTGAAAAACGTAGACATTTCAACTTCGAACTTCCTAGCTTCGTGACTTCCACCATCACCTTTAATAGTATAGTTAGTTGTTATTATAATTTTTGGGCTTTCCTCAACGCTTAATCTAATAGCATCTTTTCCTTTATATTCTATACAAATACCCTCCGTAATTACACTGAATAATGATTCAAAACTAAAGTTCCGTTCAACGTCATCAAAGACCAATATTTGGCAATCAGTAGATACATTTTGATAAGGGAATGATTTATTAAATGTAAATGTTTTACCATCCAATGATTGAACATTTTTAATTTGTTTTAAAGCGTTCCAAATTAATCCTTTACCACTTCGTCCATTTGGATTATCGCTTATCATTTCATCGTTAAATATAATAGCTCTATTGTTTGAATTGGTTTTATATGAATGAAGTAAGTAACCTAAAACAGATTGCAAAGTGTTATAACGTTCTACATCTTCACCGCTTACTTTCCAAACAAAAGTTCTAAATTGTGATTGGTGATGGTCCGCTTTAATAAAATCCCTATCTATAACTTGTTTCTTCCAAATAGAAATATTTACATCTTTGTAATCTATAATTTTACGTTCGTCTTTAGTTATGTTTACAATACAATTATTGTAAAAGAAATAGGCATTATCTTTGTCATCCTTCATTACTTGAATTTCTTTAGTTGAAATCATTGAAAGAAAATCACGTTTGAAATATTTTAGGTTACCACTCATTAAATTGTAAACGCCTATACCTAAATCGTTATCTTCAACATAATTTAAAATAAAGTCTTTTAAATCGGTTTCATCTTTTATTTCTAAAAATATACCATTTTTTTTTATAATGTTAAACGTACTATTTGCGTTTGGTTTGTTTTTAAAGTAATCGTTTTTCTCTAAAAACTTTTTAAAAAGGTAATTATTAAGGTCAATTTTTCCATTCTGATTTACAGACCAGAACGGCATTAAATTATTATCATTCATGGAATATTTATTTAAAATAAGTGCCGTAAGTAGGTGCGTGGAATAACCTACAAACGGACTTATTTTGATTAAAATTTTTCGGAGTTTCCACGCTTCGAGTTACAAATATACTAAAAAAGTGTTTCTTGTTTAGGTATAGCTTTAAATCTTTTTTCAGCTTCTTTCATATTTAAAATAGCTTGTTTAAAATAACTATCTTTTAATTCTATTCCTATTGCTTTACGCCCCATAGAAACAGGACTATAAACTTCGCTACCTACACCCATAAAAGGAGTTAAAACAACTTCGTTAGGATTAGAATATAATTCAATAATTCTATCTATAACATCTAATTGTAATGGGTGTACATGCTTTTCGTCGTCTTCCTCTTTTGAATCTCTAAACGGTAAAACGTTATCAATTCTAATATCATCCCAAACAGAACTAGCGTAACGTTGCCAAATATAATGATTCAACTTTGTAATTTTATTATCTTCATTTATTGAGTTTAAATGTTCCCATAATTCAACTTCATTAAAATCTGTATTATTTGCATTATTCCAAGCTCTTAAAATGTTTGGTAAAATAGGAATCTCACCAGCATAATGATTAATTCCAAATTCATGTGTTACGGGTACTTTGTTTTCACCTTTTTTAGTAAATACTAATACATAGTCAGGCATAGCGGTAAAACACTTTGTAGAATCTTCAACTATAAATTTATGCATTAAAGACTGAACCATCGTTCTCATTCTAACTTTTAAAGGCTCTTTCCAAATTGTTATACGATTACGATATTCAAAACCATATTTTTGATGAAGTCTAATAATCTCATTAGGGAAGTCCCATAGTCTACATGTGTTATCAAAAACATCCGTACAGTGAACGGCAGTTATACGCCCTGGCTTAGTTACTCTTGAAATCTCTTTTATTAAAAATTCATATTGTTCTAAAAATTGTTCTTTACTTTCGCAGTTTGAAAAATCATTTTCACTACTTGAATAATTATATAATCCAGCAAATGGAGGTGAATATACTGATAAATCAATTGATTCATTATCTAGTGTTGGCATTACTAACATACAATCGCTATTATAGATAGCGTAACGGTCTGTAATTACTTGGTCTTTTACTTTGTTTTCCATGATTATAAAAATTTAGGTTTAATTAATTCTTTGTTAAATTCTTTTGTTATGTGTTCAAATGAACGATTTACATTTTCAGTTAGGTTTTTATGTAACTGGATTGCTTTTTGTGTTTTTTGTTGTAATGCTTCTAATACCCTTGTTTGACCATCGGATATAACCATATCAATAGTTACATCTTTTGTTTGTCCAAACCTCCAAAAACGTCTTATTGCTTGGTAATATTGTTCGTAAGACCATGTAGGGAAAAATACAGAATGATTACAGTGTTGCCAATTTAAACCCATCGATGTCATTTTGGCTTTTGTAATTAATCTTTTAATTTCACCATTTGCAAACGCTAATAGTATTTCTTCTTTTTTATCTATAGATTGACTACCTATTATTTCTACAGCGTCTTTATCCATTGATTTAAGAATAGAACTTTCATTATTTGTATTACACCAATACACGGAAGTTTTACCGCTTGCTAATTCTATAGCTTTTTCGCATCTACTTTGTTCTGTTTGCTTTTGTTCGTGTCTAATTTCATTAAAGTTTTTAGCTACTATATTAAACATTTGTAATTGACCATCTATAGATATTTGATTAGTATTTTCTACTATATGTTTATTAATAATCAATTCAGGTAAATTATAACAGTCATTTGAAAAACCTAAATCGCTAGGCATCTTTGCCATAATTGACCATTGATTAACCCATGCGAAAAAATCCTTTTCCGCGTGTGGTTTTAAATAAAACTTTTCACCTATATTACGATTAGTTGAGTCTACAGCATTGTTATTTTGTTTAAAAAACTTCCCTAACATATCCATATATCCCATATATCCCAGAGCTTCTGATGAGGTTCCAAGTTCTATAAAATCATTTGGACTAGGTGTAGCTGTACTTAAAAATCTATATGGTATTTTTTTAACAAATGTTGTAACTTCTTGTTTTATTTTACCATCAAAATTTTTTAATATAGAACTTTCATCTAATATTACGCCCTCAAACTCATTACTATTAAAGTAGTGCAATCTCTCGTAATTACATACAACTATTTTCTTTTTATGCTTGCCGTCTTTTGAATATTCAATATCATCTATACCTAGTTTATTAGCTTCTAAAATGAACTGAAAAGCAACCGCTAAAGGTGTTAATATTAATACTTTTTTATTAGTATGATTTACTATGTTTTGAGCTAGTGATAATTGTACTAATGTTTTTCCTAAACCAGTATCTAAAAAAACCGCTGAACGTCCTTTTAAAATAGCTTTCTCAATAACATGCTTTTGAAAATCAAATGCTATATCTGGAATGTAATTAGCTTTAAATCCAAAGTTACCTATTGAATGCTTTTTGTTTTCTATAAATTCTTTATAATCCATTATACTATTATTAAATTATTTACGTGATTGTTAAATATATCTTTATCAATTCTGTATACTCGTTTAAATGATTCCGATATAAATTTACGTGCTACTTCGGATGCCAAAAATACATCTTTTTTTCTACTATTGTTCTCTAGTGTCAAAGTTACTTTTGTTTTATATTGATTGCATTTGATAGGCTTTAAGTTACGATTAGTGTTTATATTCTTAACATTACCAAAGTTACTAATGTAATAATGTTCTTCTAGGTGTTTCCACTCTTCTACCATTCTTGCTCATTAAACATACAATAATCATTTCCAGGATGTGCATTAATCCAATCACCAGGATATAAATAAAATTTCTTTAAATTACCTGTGTTAGAATTTCTAATAACAATAGAATGATCCTTTACATTATCATCTACAATTAATCCACAAGATGATGGTTCTTTCTGACAGCTAAACAATCCAATTGCTAATGCTGATACTAATACTAATTTTTTCATAATAATTGGTTTAAATAAAAAAAGCCCCATCGAAGTGTAAAGGTCTCAAGTTTACAAATCGATAGGGCAAATATCTTAAGTGTTACAATGTTTGAGACCTAACACTTTGCTAAATTACTACATTATTTTATATCTGCAATAATTTTATTAAAAATTATTGTTATTTATATTGATTCTAAATAAAATGTTGAATTTTGCGAAAAACGTAAAAAGGTTAAAAGTTTGCTTGAAAATGTAGAAACTTTGATGTTTTGTAAGTTCTTAAATATCAATAATTTAAAGGAAACTTGTTTTTGATTAGTTTGTTGATTTATAGTAGTTTACGTATAAAGTTAAAACTTTTTTCACTTTTTTTTTTATTTATTGTTTTAGTGTAATATAGCAAAACACTTTCTACATTTCATTACTTTCTATGAGTATCAATAAGTTAAGCTATTTTCAAGTTTTTCAAGTTTCCTTTAAAATTATATAAATCAATACGTTACAAAACACCTAAATTTTATACAAGTTTTAACCTTTTCTACTTTTTCTATTCCATCAACAATCCATTATCGTGCATTATTTCTCTAATTTTAGCACGAACAAGTTCTGCCATTTCAATTTCGCTACCTATTTCAGAGTATTTATATAGCCCTCGATAGTATTGGTCTAGTTCGTCAATTACAAACGCGTATTTCCATCCGTATAGTGCGTACTTAATATCGTCTTGATCTTCTAGTGAGTCGAATTCTAGTGTTACTTTTGCCATGATTAAATTTTTATTTTATTTTAAGGTTATATCCTTAAAAAAGTGTGGTTAATCTTGCGACTTGTCCATGTTTTTTATGGAATATAAATCCTTCTATTGCTAGTGGTGAGTGTTGATACCCGCTTTTGTGATGCCAACTATCTGCAGGTGATGGTGAACGTAGCGACTCAATTTGTACGGACATTACATCTTTGCTTGTTTTGTGGTGAACGTGGTGAGTAAACCAATATCTATGCTTGCAATCGTGCCAATGTTGACTAGCTTCATGGCACATTAATAAAGGTAAATCTGTTTGTTTAGCTCCGTCTCCATGTGTTGTACCGATTAAGTTCTTTCCGTATGTTGTATATTTACGATGTGAAGGAGAACGATTAAATGTGATGTTTGGGTGTTCGTTGTACCATGAATAGATAGAATCCATTAAAAAGAACCCACTCATTTCATCGTGATTAGATACATTATATACAACTTCTAGGTCTGCAATAGCTACTAACGTGCTAATAATGTCAATATATAACTGTTTTGCCATCAGAAAAGCATCGAACCACTTCATATGCGTGTCTTGTTGCGTCCCCTTTGTTGTTTGATTTCGTACGTTGTCCGTATTTAAGACATCATTTCCTACAATTAATATGATCTTATCTATATTAAAACCTTTAGACTTACTTAAAATAGACGCTACTCCATCCTTAACACGTTGCACTGCCATCTGTGAGTTGTACTCCTCACCTGTTTCAAACGCAGAACATAGTTTGTTAACGTGTATGTCTGCAGGATCTATAAGTAAACAGTGTGACTCTTCCTCTGAATCCGTTCTAATTATCTGAATGTAATTAGGTTTGATGTCCTTAACCGATGCGATAAAGTCTTCTTTAAAGTCTTCATATTTAAATGTGTCAGTTTCACCTTTTACATTTATGGAGTAGTGCTTACCTTTATACCAATAGTTTTTGATTTTGTCGGGATCTATTCCTACAGCTTCACACTCATCGAATACACCTTTGTTTTTGGCTCTATCTAGCATTTTAGAAGTTTGCCTTCTTTTGGTGTCAGAATATTCTAGGTTGTTTTCTTTACAGATTTTCTTTGCAATTTCAGTAATATTAACTCCGTGTTTGTAGAGCTCTATTATCTCGGTTTTAAATTCAACCATTTAAATACGTATTAGTACAAATAAGTAACTATATATTTAGGGAATTGTTTTGCATAAAAAAAACTCCTACCAATTACGATAGGAGTCCAAGCAAGAGGCTTTACTACAGCGATTCTGGAGTTACGTTGCTTTTTAAATATAAATCAATAAATTGCTCAATTGTTAACCCAATGTGATTTTCTCCGTTATCTCGAAAGAACTTGAAGAAGTCTATTAAGTAGTTACGTTCTATTTCTTTTGCTTTGTCGAATACATCATTTACTTCTTGATAATGTTTAACATTAATAAATTGATATAATTCAACAAATAAATGTTCGGTTGCTCTTTTCATCTTTTAAAAAAATTAAGTATTATTTGTTTTTTACTAGCTTGTGTGAATGTAAACTTACCATCTACACGATGCGTAAACCCTTTATCTAATATATTGCGTTTAAGCGTGCAAAATCTGCATTCGATAGTCTTACCCTTATTTGATTTTATTTTGTATTTAGACTCGTCTAAATGATACATAAACATGGGGTAGTTATTCCTACAGGTGAAACATTTTTTCATAGTCTTAATACTCTTTAAATATACTTACAAATTCATACTCATTTCCCAATGTTAATGAAGCACTTTTTAGTGGGTATTCTCTAATTAGTTTTGCTTTAATTTTAGGTAACTCTACGTAAGTAGTATTTCCATCAAATAAAGGTGGTGTTCCAATTTTCATAACTTTATATTTTACCTTGTTGATGCAATACCATTAACTGCTTTCTTGTTTTCAAATACATCTCAAACGTGTACACTTTTTGTATTTTAGTGAAGTGCTTGATGTAGTTTCCATAAAGTCTTTGTTTATTCCAATCAATACATTTTTTACTTAGTTTCATTTCTCAATTATTTATTAATCATCAAAAGGATGATTTCCATCCATTGTTATTTTTATAGTGCTACCTTCTTCAATTACTTGTCCAATATTATCCCAACAAATGCCATCAGATAATACTACTATTTTGTCTTTAGGTAACTTTTCAAGTGAGTTAATTAATTCTTGTACTGTCATTTCTTAATCATTTTATCGTAATACTCCTCAACACTATCGTACTGCTGATGAAAGGTTGATTTTTTAGCTTCTTTCATCGCTTGTATTATTTGGTTGCGTTCCATTTTTAACGCTTCAATAATTGCTTTGCTATCTTCTTCATCCCAAAAAATAGCTAATTGATTTTCTAACCATTCTACTGCTGTCATAACTTATAAAATATTGCTTTCTCACTTTCACTTAATTGTTCATATCTCGCGCTAAACCCGTTTATCATATTTTCCTCTGAATCATACGCTTCGTTTTTATATCCTAAACCTACTTTTGTTTGCATTCTAAGTTTCTCTAACTCCATACGTTTTAAGCCCTCTATTTGGCATTTATGTACCTTTGTAGCACGTTTTTTTAACTCGTTTAAAATAGTTACGTTAAAAGGCTGTTTATGCAGTCTGTTCGTAAGAGTTTCTGTGCTTAATTTTCTTGCTAGCTCGTTTGTCATAATATAAATAGTATTGTAATGGTTATTACTATAATCGCTAATATCATTTTTGCTACAAACATGTATAGTATTTTGGTCTATCGTTAGTAAAATACGTTTCTTTCATCTTTTTAACGCGTTTCATGTGCTTTCTGTCTTTTTCGATAGTATCTATTATCCAATAAATAAAACCTCCTAAAATTGCCTCTATCATAATTCTTTAATTTCTTGTATTAATTTTTTCTTATCAAATGATTTACTTCCATTTTCTACTATAAATAGTATAGCGTATAATTTAGCTATTTCTTCATATATAGTAAAAGTTTCATGATTATATTTATAATCTTTTTTTACTATTTGTTGAAAATAACTAGAAACTAATCTAGTGGCTTCTTTTTTATATCTCATAATTCAATTATTTTTTGTTTAACACCTTCCCAGTAAAATATATTTACATCATCTTTAAGACCTTTTAAAGCTATGTACATCGTCATCATCATATCAATAGCTAATAATGCATCTCTTTTTGTGCTAAATTTTTCTATTAATTCGATAGCTTTGTTTTTCTCGTTCATATTTTTTACATTTGGTTTGTAATCACAACAATTACAATATTTATATTTTTTATTCCATATATGTAGTTTACCGCAAAACTTACAATTCCAAGTATATGTCTCGCACCCCATATCAATTAAAGATATGGGATAGTGCGTAAACATTTTTACAAATTTGTTCTTTTGCTTTTTTAGAACGTTCTGTTTTTTGTTCTAACATTTCAGATATAAAATCTTGTTCTTGTTTAAATGCTAATTCAATAGCTTTGTTTTCATCCATTGTAGGATTTTCTTTTAAGATATTAAATAATCTTTCTGTAATAGTTTCTAAAGTTTTCATATTTTTCTCTGTTTGTTTCTACAAATATAATGCTTTTATTATAATATCATAACATTTTATAAAATAAAGTAAAAAAAAACGCAACCGATTAAGATTGCGTTTAAAATAGATTGTTATATAGTTACAAAATAGGATAAGATATCCCGTTTGTATCTTTAAATGTAGGCTTGTTTTTCAATGTTTGCCATGTGTAACCAAATGCTTTTTGAAAATGAGGGTAATCTTTGAAATTTTTCCAATCACCACCATGCTCGTAACCTTTGCTTTTAAAGTATTCTACTACTAACTTAAAGTAAGGAGAGCTAATATTCCAATCTATACTCTCAAAAGTTCCGTTATTATCCTTATCTAGTAGTATAGCTATATCAAAAGCAAGCCCATAGTTATGTATAGATTGCCCTCCTTTAGCGTTCGTTACTTTAGGTCTTTGATTGTATAGCTTGTTTTGTTCTTCTACACTTCGATAAACGTAAGCAAAACGCAATCTAACACCCTTAGGTAACTTATTATTACATTCGATATAATAATTCTTTAACTCTTCTCTGATTTTAGGATGCGCAGTTGCTATCCTATCTAGTGTTAATTTGTCCATTACTCAACAGCTAAATGAGAGATTGACTTAACTGTTGCACCGATTGTAAGTAATACACCGCCTACGATTGGAAGTGGAGTTACTAATACACCTCCTACGATTGTAAGTGCTACACCTACTTTTCCAATTTTTACCCAAAACTTTGGTCGTGGTGCTTTTATTCTATCGATTAATTTCATATCAATTATATTTAATGTTTGCGAATTTGCCGTTAATTGCTTCAAATGTATCTTGTAAATCTTTTGGAAGTAAATCTATTCCAAACGCATAAATATTATAACAAGCTAATATTTTACTAAAATGCGTATCGTAATGTTCACATGAAAAAATTGCTTCCGTTCTATGTTGAAAACCTAAAACAACACCATGCCTAAATACTTCAAATAATTCTATTACGTAATCAACCTCTTCTTTACTTATTCCTTTACTTAACCAATGAGTTCTAATTTTATCTATATAAATTTCGTGCATGTTCCATAAAGAAGATAGTATTAATTGCTTTAATTCGTCGCTAGATAACTTGCTAAAATCGTTATCTAAGAAATCACTAAACTTATCATAACATACGTTACATTTAAACTTTACAAAATCGGAACTCATTCGTGATTTAGTCTCGTCGTATTTGCCGTGAGAAAAAAACTTTAAAAATAATGCTTCTCGTTTAACTCTTTCAAGTGTAGGAAATATATCATGAGACTTCAAAGACTTAATATCTTGTATTTTTTCTTTACGTTTAATTAATGAAGTAAACCATGTCGATATAGGTTTATGAAAGTAATATAGAATTACAACCAATACAACCAACACGAATATCATTATCGGGGATAGTTTAGAATTTAGTATCGATTGTAGTTCTTGCATTATATCCCAATAATTGTTATTGTAAATTCATAAGGAGTGCCTAAAACAGCTTCTAATCCTTCGGTATATTGAATATAATAGATATTATCAATTTCCGAGTGATTATAATTAACCCAATATAACGTATCACCTAATTCGTTTGGCAATCCTTTATAAGTAGAACATAATTCACGTGCATTTATCGCATATTGTTCTGTTGTATATGTGTACCCTAACATATTAATAAATTGAATAATAAGCGTTAATATTTGACTCTATCCCAGCTCTATCTGTCGTTTTATCACTTAAATAAAATATAGTTTCGTACATTCCAATATTAGGAGAAAACAAAGCTATATTTGATGGCGCACTCATTAACACAAAATTTGACGCAGTTGAAAATTGACCGCTATCATTTATTGCCATAGAAGTATCTACACCGTTAAATCTACCTGTTAATGTTGTAGAACCAAAATGTGCTTGATGAATAAAAGGATTAGTATTGAATGATGATTGTGCTAAACTTGTAGATGTATCGCGTATACTAGACCTTAAAATAGTATCATTTGCTGACATTTCATATCTACTACCTCCACCTCCAGCATTTGAAGTTCCTCCAATATAAAAAGATATATTTTCATACGTATTGGTTGCTAAAGCGGATATTTTACCAGCTGTTATTATTGATATTGGTCTGTTTTGTAAATTAGAAATTGGAGTTTGTAAACATCTTAGTCCATTTGCAACATTTGTAGATAAAATTATTTTTCCATTTAAAGTATTATTTACTCCAATATATCTTATATATGGTTGGTTATCAAATGTCGTTTGAGTTGCATTGTTTCCATTTCCTGACTGGTCATACCATATTGAAATAGAAGCATAAATTGCAGAACCTAAAAACGTATTAACTGAATTTATATCAAAATTGCCGTTTGCATCAAAACCTACATCTAAAGATGACTGGTCTGGGAATCTAACTACTCTAACAGCGTATCCAGTATAAGCACTTCTTAGTTTTCGTAAAGAGTAAGCACCTATTGCGTTAGGATAGGTATCTAGTAATTTACCAGATGAATTTATACCACCTTTCATAGCAGTAGCCTTCAACGTTGGAACGTGATTATTAAGAATTCCGTACCCGTAGAACATTCTAACCTAAGATTAAGTTAACCGAACCGCTTGTTAAGTCAACACCACTAAATAATACACCTTGACCTGTAATCAACGCGCCAGCTTTAACGGCAGTTGCAGGAGTTGTAATATACGTACTTTTAACATCTGTACCGCCAACTTTAATTGATGCAAAAACCGTGTCTTCTAATACGAAAATTCCAGCAATTGTAGCAGTTACTTCCGTTGTGTCATTCACTAATTTAGTTCCTTTCGTAGCAACTAATCTATCTAAATTTGGTAAACTCATATCTATTTTATTATTTTGATTTCTAATTGTGCGACATCTAGCAATGAGTCTAATAATGAAGCTGCTGTACTATCCGCGGTGTAAAACGTTATTACTGTTGTAGACGTTCTATACGCTCCTATATTTGTTCCTGCTCCACTAGCTCCTACCGATATATTTATAAACGTTTTTGAAGCAGTAAATAAAGCACTTGAAGCTGTTAATGTATACTCTCCTGCAGCAGCCCTAGCAAAGGTAAAAGTTTGAGTAACCTCTGTTTCGTAGCTCCAATCTACAGTTGGTGCACTAGTACCTGTTTGTGACAATGTAAACATTATAGTTTTGAATGGTCTTATCTCCGCGCCTGTAACAGATTTAGTGTCGTACGTAGCTCCGTTGTAATCTGACACCATCACTAAGTCACTATCTTCTAGTTGTGCTGCCTTCGGTGTTAACTCGCTTATCTTTTTGTTTGCCATCTTTTTCTATCTTCTTTAGATATAACTCTAATTTAATAACATTGTTTTGTTTAGGCTTGTATACCTCTCTAATCATATATACCAATTTGATAAGTAATTCTTTTTTTGTGGCACAACATCACCGTTTGTGTTGGTTTGATATTCAGGAAATAAAGTTTCGTTATCACATATGTAATCTAAGAATCTTTGTGAGTAATTTTCAGCAATACGTTTTTCTTTCTCAATCAAATAATCAACTTCTTCCTTACTTACTATTTCAGCATTTTCAGAACTATGTTTATAAAGTCCTTTATTAGAAATCGAATAAGCTGCGAATGGTAAATATTCTACCATCGTAAAGTGGATTAACATAGGCTTTAAATACGTATTTACAAGCGTTGCATAATTACCACTCAATGTACTTGCTGCTATATCATTCTTAATTTTAGTCATTAAGTCAGTACCTACATATTGTAACACCCAAATATCCTGTGCGATTTTTATGAAGGGTATTACCTTATCCGTATCAACATTACCATTTAATGCTGTATACGCTTGCAAATCTGCTTTCCCTATTAATAATGCTTCTGCCATTAGTTAAATCGTTTATTTGTTGGTAAGAATCCATTGTACGGCATATCCGTTGGTCTTTGATATACTCGCTTGTCATTAGTTGGTGCTATTTCCCCAGCTTTACGTGTTTGTGCTGGGGTAAATGTTTTAGCAAGTGGTGAATTAGCATCTGATTTTTTAAGATATGTCTCTCTCATCCACTTATGGTGACAATCTCCACCTCCTTTATATAACCAAATTGAATAAGTATCTGCTCCTTCTGGGCCCCATCCTTCATTAACTGCTTGTGAATCCATTGCGATAATGTCTTCTTTACGATATATTTTGTTTGCTTTAATCATTCCCTTGCAAAAATCCCTAGTATTGTCAGAAACACCTCCAACATATCTATATCTATGTTTGAAAACAGCACCATCTTGCTCTGACTTTATGTTAGCTCTTGCAGTCCCTGAAGAAACTAGGTTAACAATTTTAGATAATAACGTTTTTTTTGGTGAATTTAATGCTTCTAATTCAGCATCTAACTCATCCTCTAAGTCATAATCAACTTCTCTACTATCAATTAACACATATTCATGTCCATCAATCCATTCAATATGCTCTTCAGCACTCATTTCAACGCCTGTTTCTTCTTTAACTTGTTCAGTAGATTGTGCGTTTGATAAGTCTACAAATTCCAAAGGTTGTAAAGTCTTAAAGAATAACTTTAATGATACACCATTAAATGCTAAGATACTATCCAATGCCTCGAGTATTACCTCTTGCTTTGGTCTTATTACCATGTTATCAAATAGTATCACACTATTCTTTAACTCATCTGCATTTGCACTAAAACCTGTGGTTGTAGCAATACCAAAAATAAGTGGAGATGTTACGCAATGACCTGTTAAAATCTTACTTCTGCACTCGTCTGACAAATATTGATAATGTTCAGGTGCATCATTGAGTGGAACACTATCAATTGTAGTCTTTTTAGCTTCATCTTCATTAAATGAAACTACTACTTTCTTACCCGTTGAACCTGTTAATTTACTTATCGTAGCACGCGCAATCTCATCTTTTTGTTCGTCGGTTGGTGTACCATTATTAAAGTTTACAATAGTCGTTGGACTGAATCCATTTGTTACCTCATTAATAAGGTATTCGCTTATCTTTTCTTCTAATACAGTATATTCTAAAGCTCCTTGGTAATCAACACGACTAAAATACTTAGCACCTACTGAATAAGGCTGTATCATTAGTATCTCTATCTCTGATGTACCCTCACCGAATGCGTCAAATCTTTTAGGTACAAACTTCTTTGGATCTTCCCAATTATCGGAATAGTAATACCCTACAATATTTCCGTCTTTATCGCATTTCTCTGGTCGTAATAATTGCACAGGGATATGATAAACCTTTATAACATTTTTATGACCTTTATCGTAATGCACTTGAAATGCACCTTGACCTAATAAATATAAGTCTTGTATAACTCTACGCAAATCATTTGCTGTAAATAGAGTCAACATCTGAGCGTAATCATTTGGCTTTTTAGACGCATCTAACGCACTCAAACCTTTTCCGTAGATTAATCTACTAATATTGTTCACAACAGCACTATGTGTCGCACTATTGGAATATCTATCGATTAAGAATTGAAAGTAATTATTATCTTCTCCATAGTTTACCCATTCATTACGCTTATCTTCCGTAACTATTGGCGATGTATATGCAGATAATTCTATAACGTGGTTACTAGTCATTTAATATAAATTGGTTTGTTGTTGTATTTTCTGTATATCTTCCATCATTTACGCTATATTCACGTACATCTGCAAACCCTTGTGAAGTAGCAATTTGTGCTGTACAGAATATTTTACCCTTCCATGTGTAATAAGCAATTGAATTATAGTAAAGAACAGCTTTATAAGTATGTCCTTCCTTTAATGCGGGATTGATAGTGATAGTGACAGTATCGTAATAATTCCCAGCAGTCGTGCCTGTTAAATCAATTACCCTAGCTATGTTTGTTTCTTCATCTGTTATCTGTAGCTTATTAGCTCTAGGCAATGCGCTTAAATTCGTCAGTCTTTGTGTGACTACGAAACCTTGAACGGATGTTGTTGGCTCTAATACTATCATGTATATATAACTTAAAGAATTACATTTTGTTTTAAACACAAAAAGGGATGCCGAACTTAATCGACACCCCTTCTTAGCCTAGTGAACTATTTTAGGCTATGAAGTAACCATTGTAGCACTTGTAAATAACGCTAACATCGCAGTTGATGTAGACGCATTCAAGAAGTTAGCAGGAACTTTTTCATCAGCTACGAAATTCAAAGAATATCCTGAAGCAGATTTCATTTCACCACCTGTTGAAATTGTACCCCCTACAACATCTGCACCTTGCTCAAGTCCCATAATGAAGAATTGGTCATTATTAGTCTGTACCACGATGTGAGGACGTCCATAAGACAATAATTTAATTTGCTTATGAGTAGCAATATCTTGGTGCTTTAATCTAATGTTTAATTTTTGACTGAAATAAGTAGTGCCAGCATTACGATCAGACACTACATCTTGGTCAAAAGTATTGTCTACTCCTTTTAATTCATATTTATACAAGACATCTACATTCGTAATTGCTGTAATCATATCTGTATTTGTAGCGTCGTACGTTATATCTGCTCGAGCTATTTGGTAGTTAATGAAGTAAACTGCTTTAAGACCTCCAACTTGGTCTTTGCACTCTTCTAATCTACCTTTTGCAATATCACATGCCATGAGTTTATAGTTTTAATGTTTATAAAAAAAGGGAGGAGTATATCCCCTCCCCTAGTATTGAAAATCAGTCAGTTACTAATTTGCGGAATTGGTGATTCCGTAAGTCACGATATCTGATACTGAGTGGTAGTTAACTGCGTAACCAGCTCTCATTACGATTCTTACATTGTCATCCCCTAAAGTTTCAGCAGTATCAATCAAACGTACTTCGTTAGCGTCGTTTAACAAACCACAACCAAAGAATAAGTTAGAAGTTTGAGCAGCGATTGCTTGGTTAGCAGTCAATCCGTTTGCTACGAATAATGGAATACCATCAAAAGTCAATTGACCATTGTTATACCATTGCGTCCCTTTGTTATCAGAACCATTAGCACCTAATCCTGAAGCTCCAAATCCACCTAATGCACGAACATATAATTTAGCGATGTTTTGAGATACATAAAGTTTCAAATCATCTTTACCATATAATGCAGCTGGAATTGCGTCAACAATTTTTCCTAATTCAGCAATAACGTTAGCAGCAGTAACAGTTGTTCCAGCAACCTCATTTGCGGTTGGCAATGAAGCGTCAGCAGTTAATAATGTCATGATACCAGCAACTTGTCCGTCAGTAGCATTAACACCATTCCAAATAGATACCTCAATCGCAGCAGCAACTTTCTCTACTACGAATGCAAGTAAGTAATCAGCGAAAGATTTAGCTAATACTTTGTTTGCAGAATAACCCATTTCTTCAGATTGCCAAGAAGTGATGTAGTCTTTTTTACATAAAGATAAATTAACTTGGAAATTCTCTAAAGTCAATGTACGCTCTGTAATAGTTACAGTTGAAGTAGCAGAGAAATCACAGCTCGCATTTGCAAGAAGCCCGTCCGTACTCAATTTGTTAATAACCGCTTTGTACGCGATGTTAGGCATGATAGTCATACCTCCGTTTGCTAATGTGTTACCGCTTAATAAAGCAGCTTTTACCCACATTCCTGAATGTTGACCAGAATATGAAGTCGTTAATGATGTTGTAGTTGCCATAGTTTATTTTATTTATAAATTGTTTCTAAAATGTTGTCGCGAATACTTCTCGCTTTACCTGGTGTTAAGTCGATGTGATCAACTGTTTTTGAATTCTCAGGATTGAATTGTATAGGTTTTGGCTCTTCTGTAAGCTCTACAACCACCTCTTCTGTAACCTTAGAAAGCTCTACAATCTTAGCTTCTAACTCTGCAATCTTTTCTTCTAATGCGGAGAAATGTTGCTCTTCAACTTGTGAACGTACGATTTTTTTAACCTTCGTTTGTTCAGGTGTTTTTTCAGCTTCAACAGGAATCTCTTCCTCTTTAGGCTCTTCAGTGTTCTCTTCAGTAGCTTCAACGATTGAATCAATGATTCCCTCTTCTTTTACTACTAAGATTTTGCCATCTTCCAATTCGTACTTATCTACAGGAAGTGGCACAGGTTCAGCATCAGGAACTACGATAAATACGTTTTGTCCTGGCTCGAATGCGTCTGCTTGGATGGTTGTTATACCATCAGGCAAAACTTGGTCTTCTAATTTCGTATCTAAAACTTCAGGCTCAACACCTGTAAGTTCAATAAGAAAGTTTTTAACCTTTTTTAAAAGTGTTTCTTTTTCCATACTTTATTAACTAATTATTAAATAGTTTGTTTTAAATTACCCCCTAGATTCAGAGATAACTCTCTCAACTACAACGTGATTAATAGTCGCTACGGATTGTCCTAACTCGCTTCCAATCCCTTGCGCTTGTAGTGATCCGTCACAACATTCAGTAGAGTATTTTCCATCCTTACATAGACAGCCCCTTTTACCGCCTTTTGGTGATGACCTTGAAACTTTTACTTTTTTTTCCATTTATATTTCAGTTATGATTACATTTAAATGAACCAAAGTAACATTGTTTGAACTTTGATTTTTTACCCATACTTCAACATAGTCATTTACATCTAAATTGACTATTGTTTGTATGTGAATTGTTGATGCTTTACCACTTGATGAACAAGTAACATCCATCTCACTAGAATCTACTATCACCCCGTTTTTATAAAAAGCAAAATTAAGTATATTATTATTTCCACTTGTAACTGAAACAGATGCTTCTAATTTGCAATTTCTATTAGTATTTAAGTTTGTTATTCTATTATTTGTATGTTGAAAATTATCGTTATAAAGTCCTAACGTAGTAGTTGTGTTTAATTTATAAAAGTTAGTTGTCGTAATGGTTGTTACGCTAGTTCCTAAATGGTCGTAATAATTTAGAAATGAATTGAATTTACTTCTTAATATTCTGCGTAACTCGTCCGAACCATCATCAAAATACAAATAGTTTGTAGACTCAATATGTGTCGAATCATTATATCTTA